TCCAGGCGACCACGGGCCTCGAGCAATTCTTCTCTGTCCATGCGACCCATGCTCGCATAGGAGAGAATTATTGTCAATACTTAACGCAGTAGTAGTAGGGGCGGGTTTAAAACCCGCCCCTACTTATCCCGAGCATCATACCACCGCGGCCCGGAGCGATATGTTGTTCGCCATGCAGTGGCCCAGGGATAAGCGCCATTTGATCCCGGAAATCATCGCCATCCATTTGGAAAGCGAGTGCGTGGAAATGGGCGCCAATTGGAAGGGAAGGAAGACCAGGCCTTTCGGCCTGTAAAGTTGCCAGTTGCCAGTAAAGGCAAAAGCAGAAAAAGAATATCTGGGAACTGATAACTGGGAATTGGGGACTGGTAACTAACAGAAAACAGGAGAAAAACCCATGCAAAAAATAATGTTCGCCCAATTCGTCAAGGTTAATGAAGCCACCGGGGAGTTCACCGGGATCGCCGCGGAGGAGATCCCCGACCAGGCCGGTGAGATCTTCGACTACGAGGCCTCCAAACCCCTGATCAAGGCCTGGTCCGACGACTCCTTCGAACACAGCGGCGGCAAATCCCGGGGCAACCTCCGGGCCATGCACGACCCCAAACGGGCCACGGGCCTGCTCACCGATATCGTCTTCAACGACGCGGCCAAGCGCGTCGAGGTGAGCGGCCAGGTGGTGGATACGGAGGAGCTGGCGAAGCTGGCCAAAGGCGTCTATACCGGCCTCTCCTTCGGGGGCTCCTACGCCTGGCGGAAGCAGGACGGCATTCACGTGCGCTACGCCGCCAAACCGGTGGAGCTGTCCCTGGCCGATAAGCCCTGCGTCCCCACGGCCCACTTCACCCTGGTGAAGGCCGACGGCTCCCAGGAGGAAAGGGCTTTCACCACAGAGACGCAGAGCCCGCAGAGTGAAGCAGAGGAGGTTGCCGCCCGCGCCGACACCGACGCCAAGGAAGGCGAGGATAAATACGGGGACGTGAAGTTCGCCGATGAGAAGAACAAGAAATACCCCATCGACACCGAGAAGCACATCCGGGCGGCCTGGAACTACATCAACAAGGCCAAAAACGCCGCCAAGTATTCCGCCGGGGATCTGAAGTCCATCAAGGGCAAGATCATTGCCGCCTGGAAGGAGAAGATTGACAAGGACGGGCCGCCCAGCGCCGAGAAAGTCGCCGGTGATGTAGGGCGGGAAAGCGCAGCGCATCCCGCCGGAACCGAGACCCTGCAAAAGGACTTATACACCGTGAGCTATTTTGCAGAACTCATTAGCCAGCTCTCGGGGATGTCCATGTCTATTGATTGGGAAGCAATTATTGAGATGGACGACTCGCCTCTCCCCGCGCAATTCAAGGAGTGGCTGACCCAGGGGGTTGATATCCTCAAGGCGATGGCCGCCGAAGAGGTGGACGAGCTCCTTGCCGACTTGAGCAAGACCGAAAGGCGGGATGCGCTTCGCTTTCCCGCCCTACACAAGGCCGGCGCCCGCCATTCCGCCGCCGACCAGGAGCGGGTCCAGGCCATCCATGACCACGCTGCCGCCCTGGGCGCCGACTGCTCCTCCGAGAAGGTGGCGCAGGCGTCCCTGCCTGCGGACCTTACCAAAACCCTCCAGGCCAAAGAAGAGGAACTGGCCAAGGTGGCCGCCGACCTGGCCAAGGTCTCCGACGAGAAGGAGACCATCTCCGCCGAGCTGGAAAAGCTCAAGGCCGAGCCCGCCCCGGCCAAGGGCGCCCTTAAGGCGGTCCCCAAGGAGGCGGACGGCCTTACCAAGACCACCGAGGCCGAGCCGCCCCGGACCGCCCTGGAGGAGATCACCGCGGCCAGGCAGAAACCCTTTTTGATTCGATGAGTTCCCAGTTCCCAGTTGCCAGTTGCCAGTAAAAGCAAAGGCAGACAAAAAAAGTTCCCAGTTGCCAGTTGCCTGTTACCAGTTACCAGTAAAGGCAAAGGCAGGGAAAGGATATCTGGGAACTGGGAACTGACAACTAACCGAAAACAGACCCCATAGGAGGCTAAAATGAACCCCACCGCTGAAACCCTCGAACTTCTGAAAAGCGCCAAGGTCCTGGACGCTGCCGAACTGGCCAAGGCGGGCATCATGATCGCCCAGGGCCTGGTGGCCTATGACCTGGAGCCCGCGGCCAAAAAAATCTATCCCCTGATCACCCCGCTCCGGAACACCATCACCCGGATCGGCGGCGGCATCGGCACCGCGGTCCACTGGAACTCGGTCACCGGCATCAATGTGGCCCGCCTCTCCCCGGGCGTCTCCGAAGGCCACCGCGGCGGCGCCGTGTCCTTGAACACCATGAGCAATGTGGCGGCCTACAAGGTCCTGGGCCACGAATCCTTCGTGACCTTCGAGGCCGAAGAGGCCTCCCTGCCGGGCACCGACAACCGGGCCCTGGCCATCCTCACCACCTTGCAATCCCTGATGCAATCCGAGGAAATGGTCCTCCTGGGCGGCAACGGCGACCTGGCCCTGGGGCAAACCCCCACCCCGACCCTGGCGGACGTGCCCACCGGGGGCGTCCTGGCGCCCGCCACCGCTTATAAAGTGGTCTGCGTGGCCCTCACCCTGGAAGGCTTCCTGGCTGCCTCGGTGGTCAATGGCATTAACTTGAGCATCACCCGCACCAACGCCGACGGCAGCACCGACACCTACGGCGGCGGAGCGGCCCAGGCGAGCGCCCCGGCGACTGTGACCACCGCCAGCGACGGCAACCCGACCCACGGCCTCAAGGCCAGCGTGGCGCCGGTCACCGGCGCGGTGGCCTATGCCTGGTTCTGGGGGCCGGCCGCGGGCAGCCAGACCCTGGGCGCCATCACCACCATCAACAGCATCCTCATCCTGACCGCCGCGGGCGCCGGCACCCAGACCGCCACCAGCCTCCCCGCCGCGGACAACAGCGTCAACGGCCTCTTATATGACGGCCTTATCACCCAGATCAGCACCCCGGGCTCCGGGTCCTATATCGCCTTTCAGGCCACCGGTACGCCGGGCACCGGAACCCCGCTGACCGCCGATGGGGCCGGCGGCGTCGTCGAGATCAACCAGGCCCTGGAGGCCTTCTGGAACAACTACCGCCTGAGCCCGGACATCATGTACGTCAACGCCCAGGAACTGCAGAACATCACCTCCAAGGTGATCGCTGGCGCTGGCGCCCCCCTGTTCCGCTTCAATGTGGACGCCCAAACCGGGACGGTGGCGGACGTCACCCTGACCGCAGGCGCGGTGATGGGCTTTTACCTTAACAAGTTTACGATGGGCGGCGGCCAGCTGGTCAAGGTGATGCTGCACCCCAACCTGCCGCCGGGCACCATCCTCTTCCGGTGCGAGCGGATTCCCTACCCTCTCACCGACGTCACCAACATCATTCAGGTGAAGACCCGGAGGGAATACTACCAGATCGAATGGCCGCTCCGGGCCCGGCAGTGGGAGAACGGCGTCTATTACTCCGGCGTGCTTCAGAACTACTTCCCGCCGGCCTTCGGGATGATTTGCAATATTGCCAACGGGTAAAAGCAGGTTTTCCGTTTTCCGTTTTCCGTGAAAGGCAAAAGTCAAAGTCAAAGGCCCAGGCGGAAAACGATAAACGGTAAACGGCAAACGGAGGTTCTCATGGTTCGACTAAAGGCCGACTCCAACGTGGGCGGTGTGAGCTACGGCGGCCAGGAATATCCCCTGGTCAAGGGCTGTGTGGTGGTGCCGGAGGAGGCCGCTAAGGAGCTGCTGGGCTTCGGCTGGGGATTTACCCTGGCCTGCAAACAGCCGGAAAGCCAGGAGGCGTCAGAGGCCCCCGAAGGAAAAAGCTGCGCCGGAAGGCAAAAGTAAAAAGTTCCCAGTTCCCAGTTCCCAGTTGCCAGTAAAAACAAAGGTAGAAAAACTAAAAACTGGGAACTGGGGGAACTAATTAGGGTGGAGGTGGCATAGATGGTTTTATCCCCGGAAGTGAAAAAGGTCGTCCATGCCGATAAATACCGCATGAAGACCCAGGACTGTGACAATTCACTTCTCGAATCTGTGAAAAAGTGCACCGAAATCATCGAGGCGGCGCTCCAGGAATACGGCTGTAGTTTTCAGGTGGTAATGGTCCCCCAAGTGACGGTGGTCCCTAAACCAAAACCATAAAGACGGTTTTCCGTTTTCCGTTTTCCGTGAAAGGCAAAGTCAAAGGCCCAGGCGGAAAACGGTAAACGGTAAACGGTAAACGAGGTTCTAAATGGATCTGACCACCTTGGCCAACGCCAAGCAATGGCTTGGGATTTCCAGTGATACCGACGACGACTTGCTGATGCGCCTGATCACCGCGGTCAGCGCCTTCATCGAGACCTACCTGAGCCGCCACCTGGGCAGCCAGGATTACGTGGAGAGCAGGGATGGCACTGGCGCCCATGTTATGAACTTTAGGGAGTACCCGGCGACCGCGGTGGCCTGGGTCGCGGTGAACGGCGTTTCCATCCTCCCGGCGCCGAACACCGTGACCCCAGGCTATCGCTTCACCCGGACCCAGATCATCTTGCAGGGCCATCGCTTCGCCCAGGGCTACGGCAACGTCACCCTGAATTACACCGCGGGCTATGGGCCGCCCAGCGGCGGCTGGTTCGAAGATCCCTGGCTTACCGCCCCACAGGCGGATGGGAGCATACCCTGGGTCCCCTTCGACCTGGAACAGGCGTGCATCGAACTGGTCTCCTGGCGCTATATGGAGCGCCAGCACATCGGCCAGAGCGGCAAGTCCCTGGAAGGGGCCAATGTCACCTATAGCGTCCAGGACCTGCCCCCGGACGTAAAAACGGTGCTGGACCGCTACCGCCGCGTGGTGCCGGTTTAAAGGCAGGGATCTGGGGTCAGGGGCCAGGGATTTAAAACCGTAGGGCGGGAAAGCGCAGCGCATCCCGCCTTTGGAGGGTAGACCTGATGAACGATAAATGCTTAGAGTGCACCAAGGCGGGTCATACGCCAGTCCGTTTGACTCGGCTACCGTTAGCCGAAGGAATTGCAATCTTTGTTCTATCATCCAGGGCAGGCGTTTCTCCTGAAATCCATGTGGCCGTATCGGAGTTTTTGGAGAAAATCGGGAAGGAGTTATCTGAAACTCTGTTAAACGAGGAGTGTGCCAAAAGGGCGTTGGAGCCGATGCAGATGGTGCATTGACTAAAGGCAGGGAAACTGAGAACTGGGAACTGGGAACTGGGAACTTATGATTAAAGCCTGGATTGTAGGAACCGAAGGAGTGATCGGCCGCCTGGATCGGATTCCAGGGACGGTGGCCGGGGCGCTGCGCCAGGCGGTGGAGACCCAGGCCATCAAATTGACCGCCTACGTCAAGGAGCAGAAGCTCAGCGGGCAGGCGTTGAAGACGCAAACCGGCACCCTCCAGCGCAGCATCAATTATCAACTCCAGGATGAAGGCGACCGGATCGCAGCCACGGTGGGCACCAACCTGGTCTATGCCGGCATCCACGAATATGGGGGCACCACCCGGGACCACGTCATCGAGGCCCGCAAGGCCAAGACCCTATCCTTCCAGATGGGCGGCCAGGACGTGTTCTTCAAACGGGTCAACCATCCGGGCTCCCACATGCCCGAGCGCTCCTTCCTGCGCTCTGCCCTGGAGGAGAACGCCGGCAGCATCAGGGCGGCCATCGAGCAGGCCGTGAAAGAGAGCTTATGATTCACCGCCGAGACGCCAGTAGCACAGGTTTAAAACCTGTGCCACAGATAAAAAACATAAATAATTTCTTCTCTGCGCTCTCTGTGCCTCTGCGGTGAATAACAGGTGACCAATGAACCGAGAAACCATCTACAGCGCCCTATTTGCCCTTTTGTCCACCATCCCGGGGATCGTCACCTTCAGCCGACGGGTCTTACACTGGACCGACGTGCCGCCGGTGCAGCAGCCGGCCCTGATCCAGGAGCAGTTTGAAGAGAGCACCCGCTACGTAGGCCGGAGCTTCCCGGCAAAATGGACCCTGAGCCTCAACCTGGCCCTCTACGTCAACGTGGGCAACGACCAGCAGGCCGCCCCCTCACAAACCCTCAACCCCCTTCTGGACGCGGTGCTGGCCGCGCTGCTGCCGCCCCCGGGCCAGGAGGAGCAGACCTTAGGCGGCCTCGTTTCCCATTGCCGGCTCAGCGGCAAGGTACTCATCGCCGAGGGAGGGTCGCTGGGCCCCCAGGCCGCGGCCCTGATTCCCATAGAGATTGTAGTCTAGCTGGTGGTGGCACAGATTTAAACCTGTGCTGTAGGGGCAGGTTTAAAACCCGCCCCTACGCATCTAGAACTGAGAACCGAAAACCGAGGTTAATATGACCGCTGAACCGAAAGAGCAATCCAAGGAACAACCGGCCCCTCAGCCTGGGCCTGCGCCTCAACCGGAGCCCTGTGGCATAGGCATCTCGCCTGTAGCCCCCCTAGCGCCCTCATCCACGGCTCAACCTGCGCCCCCGCCGGCGCCTCCAGCCGCTGCCGCATTGCTGGTGGAGCGCTGGTGGCAAGATTGGTTCCCCAATTCCCCGGTGAGCCGGGACTCGGCTGCCTGGAACCATGCCTACCAGGCCTAGGAAGATTTGAAGAAAAGGCTGATGTAGGGTGGTGGCAGAGGTTTTAAAGCTATGCTACTGAGCGCCTATTAACCGAAAATCGAAAAACGGAGGTTATATGCCTAAACAATTCTTCTTCGGGGCCGGGACCCTTTATGGCCTGACGACTGCCACCCCGACTCCCACCCCCGTCAAATTCGGCACCTTGCAGGATGTCTCGGTGGAGTTCTCCGCGGACGTCAAGGAACTTTACGGCGCCAACCAGTTCCCCGCCCACATTGGCCGGGGCAAGAACAAGATCACCTGCAAGGCCAAGCTGGGCCAGATCCAGGGTGCCATGCTGAACAACCTCTATTTCGGGCTGCCCCTGAGCACAGGCGAGCTTTTGAGCGCCCAGAAAGAGGCGCACAATATCCCAGCCTCCACGCCCTTCACGGTCACCGTGGCCAACACCACCGCCTTCGCCCAGGACCTGGGGGTGGTCTATGCCGCCACCGGCGCCCCCCTGACCCAGGTCCCCAGCGCCCCCACGATGGGCCAATACAGCGTGGGCGCCGGCGGGGTCTATACCTTCGCCGCGGCCGACGAAGGCGCGGCCATCCTCATCGACTACCTCCATAACTCGGCCACCACCGGGGGC